GGTGTGCATTTTATTACAAGTTTTGCATTGTAGTTGTACCTTCTTTACTCCTGTTGCGCTTGTGCGTCTATTAGCTATAATTAACTCATCGCTACCGCATTCAGGACAGCTACCTCTATCCGCTCCAAATATAACTCCGTAATGCGTTTTAGGTTCTATGTGGTTTTTAAGTGCGTTAAATACTTGCTCTAATAATACTACATCTTTTTGGCAATACTTAATCATTTTAGCCATAGCTATCTTGTCCTTATGCAAGACGATGTCCTTCCATAAACTATATTCTGTTTTGATCTTAGTGCCAATGCCTAAATAGTCAGCTATGTAGTTAAGCTTGTTGCTATTAAATCTAAACTTTTGACGTGCTACCTTTAACGTATCAATAGTAACATAAGAAGGAAACATTTGTATTCCGTGAAACAAGCACCTGGTTCTTATCCAAGCCAAATCAAACTTGTCGCCATTGTGTCCTATTAATTCCGATGCCGTGTTTGCTACTTCTATAAACTTTTGTAGCATCTTCTTATCGTCTTGCTTACTATCCCATTGTAAATTGTAAACTTCTTTTTGATCTTCCCACTTGTAACAAATACAAATGATTGCTCGTTCCTGTATAATGCTATCCGCAGTTATGTTTAGCTTATATCCAGCACTCCAGAAGAAGCCTACGTTTGGACTTGTTTCGATGTCAAAGAATAGTCGTTTGCGTTTTGATTTTAGCATTGGTTATTTTTGGCTGAATTTATCTATTGTAGTAGTACCCATTGCAGCTATGCAAATAACCATTACGGCATCTACAAGTTTATCCGAAGGGGCAATCTCTTGATGTGTAAAACTATTAGCAAGTAAGGTAATACAAATAAATAAAGCCGATAGTAAAGCAATAACTCGCTTGGTAGACACGCTACCTCTTTCGTCTGATAATAAATTAGCTATCCATTTCATATTTTATGTTTAAGGTGTGAAGTATAATTTAGCTTCCGAAGCCCTACGCTTGGTAAGTCCTGCAAGAACTTTCCCACCTGCTTTATCCCACTTAGCAAATTCTTGCGCAATAGTAGGGTCGTTAGGATTAGCGTTTACTTTCTTTAATAAAGTAGAACTCTTAAGGTTTCCGATACCTGCGTTATAGGCAAAGCTTGTAAGGGCTGCGAACATATTAGGGGTAACCGAGCTTTTGATTAATGGCTTAACCTTATCCGCAAAATCCTTTGCTATAATTTCAAATAATTCGTTTGCTCGTTCTTGTGTAATTTTATCTCCAGGTTTTACAGGTGTTCCGTTTTCATAAAAGGTATTCCCGTAACCGATAGTATCTTTTGCAGCACTGCATTTGTAAGCTACTAACTTGCAGCCTTCGTAGAATTTAATTAGGTCTTTACCTTTGTCGTTTAATTGCATCTTAATTTATTTGTGAGTATAGAAATAAAGTTAGCATAGCAAATAGAACCGAATTAAGCCTATGTAGTTTGATTTCAAAATCTACTGCTTTTTCGTACTTCTCGTAAATCGCTATGTTTTTATAATACCTATTGCGATAATCGTTTAACGTATCGTTAGCTATTTTATTGCGTATTGTAAGGGTGTCTTTAAGGGTAAGTAAATCGATGCGTAAGCTATCCCTTGTCTTGATGTTAGCTTTGATTAAGCTATCTATTCTGTTGTTTTGGTAGCTTACTAAATTAGTTAGGCTATCAAAAGAGTTGTTAATCTTCTCGCCTTCTGTACGGCTAATAACAATCTTGTCCTCGCCCCCTATCTTCTTAACGTATTGGGCGAAGCTGAAACTTGGTGCTATTAGTATCGACAGAATTAGCAGAGTCCAATTTAGCCTTAACTTCATTTAGTTCTGTTTTTAATTCTTTAACTTCTTGTTTTAAGGTAACTATCGTTTTAACTGTTTTAGTTATTACCTTCTTATTATCTTGTGCTGCCACACCTTGCACCGCTACACTCTGCACCTGGCTTTGATCTATTTTATCTTGCAACTCTTTAATTTGGTTATCGGGTTTAGTTCCGCAACCTATCAATGCAATCAGTATCAAATAACGCATTTACTTAAACTTTTTTAAAGCCTTAAGGTCTACTGCCATTTCCAAACGAGCCGTACTTGCTGCATTGCTTGAGTCACTTTTACGCACCATTTCGTAAAGGCTGCCAATCTTTTCGTCTTGCTTTTCGTTACGCTTTGCGTTGTCAATATACAAGTAGCTAATACCACAAATACACAAAAACAACATTCCGACCACTGGGTTCTTGCTAAATTCTTTGAACGAAATAGGTAACGGGTTAGCCGATACGTTTACGCTTTTTGCTGCTTTTGCCATATTATTTTTTTCTCCAAAAGAATAAGATTAGCGTAATTATCAATATAAGAGCGATTAGAGCCTTATAAAATTCGCTGAATGACTTATCCTTAGTTTTGATTATCTTCGAAATTTGAGTACTTTCTGTGCGATTGAGAGCCATTGAGTCAGTTCTTGACTGCTTGGAGTCCGTTTGTTTCTCTTTTGTGCCTCTTGTGTAGGTTTCGGTATACTTAGGAATTGTAACCATACTATCCTTAGTAACCCACAAAGTATCGTAATAAGTAATTGTCTTAGTAAAATATTCCTCTTTTTCTACTACTTTAGTAACGCTATCATAGATCACAACACGAACTGAGTCAAATGTTTTAACGACAGTGCTATCTAATCGCTCGGTCGCCTTCTTAACTGAAGCACAAGAGGTAAGTAGTATGGCTAAAAGTATTAATCTCATTTAAGCTTTTTGGTCATTTTGTAATAGTATCTTATCGCCATTACACCAGAAACAATAGCCACCAAACTCGCAATCAATGTGAATAGTGGTTGAATAGAAGTAAGGCTAAGAATAGCACTTACTACTGAAACGATTGTTGATTGGTCTGCTTGGTGGTTATTTGCCATTATAGTTCTTCTTCTTCTTGTTTGTTAAATTCTATCCCGGTAGTCCAATCTTGTAGGAAGGTAAAGTCCTTAAGCCCAATTTGGTTCACTACGTTAATTATTTGAAAATCAAATTCTTTATCATTTAGAGCTTCAATATCTTTAGTAAGCTTCTTGATGCCTTCCTTAGAGTAGCGGTAGTTCCCCTTCTCGTCAAGTAGTAAACAATCTTTATCATCGGTCTGCGCATTGTCTAAACGCAAAATCTCAACTTCGGCTTGATACTCTTCGTGATGCTTCTTAACTTTTTCGTAAATCTTAAAAAGCTTCTTTTGCGTTTTTGTGTCTTGGCTGCCGATAACTTGGTTAAGGCTGCTCACTAATTGTAGTAGTTGCTTGTACTTCATTGTTTGTTTTTATTTGTAAAGATAATTGTGGATTGCTAAACGGCAAAGGTAAATTTACAATAGGTGGGTTTTTAAGGTTCTCGATTTGTGTAGCTAAGTTTAAGTCCATAGCTTCTACGTTTAAACCTGCTTCTAACCACTCGCATACTTGCTCGTAAGTTAAATCTTCGTAAGCCGTGAAGTCGGTGTCGGAAGGTGTAGCGCAAGATAATACTCCGTAAATATCCGCAAAGTACTCCTCGTCTGTACCTTCGTATCTGTAATGTACTCGTTTAACTACATCGGTTAAACCATCTGATGAAGGGGCTGTGTCCATTTGAACCACTACCCATTTTGTTTCTAATGCCATTTTTTAAGGTGTTGAAGTGTATAAATTAATAAAATAAACTGTTCCGTCTATACTGATAGGAATATAACCACCTGAATCAGTTGCCGTACCAGATTGTCTTGTTCCTATTTTAAATGCTGCTCTGCCATATCCTGTGTCTGGTTCTCCTGTTTTTATTGAGCCTGTGTTTATCTCTACATTACCACCGCTTGTTATTCTTGCCCTCTCTGCTCCTGCTACGCTGAATACTAAAGGTTTACTATCATTTGTAAATAAATAAGCCGGTGCGGTTGTACCTGCATCAATATAAAACCCTGCTCTATCTGTATCTCCGTCTGCTAATAATAAACCTGCCGTACCACTTGCGGTGTTAATCTTCAATGTTCTTGTAAAGCCTGAAGCAGTAGTGCTACCTATCCCCACGTTCCCACCGCTTGTTATTCTCATACGTTCTAAAACAGAACCCGCTCCTGTACCACCATAAGTATAAAATAATAAATCTGTTCTTGCACTTGAGGCATCTGTATTCAATGCTGATATTCTTGCATTATAAATACTTGAAATAGATGCTCCACCCCAGTTACCAAACCAAATGTCCGAACTATTATTTAAAGTTGAACCTGCACTATTGGTAATAAACATTCCCATACTACTACCCGTACTTGCTCTATTAAGTTCTAATAAAGTTGTAGGACTTGTAGTTCCTATACCTACGTTGCCAACTGAAAAATTATAACTACTTGCAGCAAAATCTATTGCATTGTAAACTGCTCCACTTCTATTATACGCTTGGAATAAAGTTCTACCACCTGCATAACCCGGTCCGATTTCTAATCCTTCTGCTCCTCCGTTTGATACAACAAGTTTATATAAAGGGTTTGTAGTTCCTATACCTACGTTTCCTGCAAAATAGTTTTTATCACCAGTACCTTCTTGGTAAATCCCAAACTTATTTGTAATTGTACCTGCCGCACTTGCTATATAAATACCATATCCGTTAGTTGCACTTGTAACAGTTACTCCACCATAATACCCGTATATAGTTGTAGGGGTTGTCATAGTTGGATTATTAACTATTCCAAATTGCGTTGTACCACTTGTAAAAGCAGTACCACTAACTTGAAACATTCTATCTGTTCCTAAAGCGTTTGCTCCAACATTAACTCCTTGCTGACCCGTAACCGATGAACTAAATGTAGCTGCACCTGTTAAGGCTATTGTCAAAGCAGGACTTGAATAAGAACCGCCACCATAACGAGCTAATTTATAGTTACCACTTGTATCAGCCCATTGACCCCAACCTGCATTTGAGGCATTACTTTGTGCAATAGTTAAAGCATAATCATCTGATGCTCCTTTTATAGTTACACCATTAGAATAGCCACTTGTTAATCCCACAAACAATCTACCACTCGCATCTAACGTCATAGCTTGTGTAAAGCTGATAGCGTTACCTGCCGTTCCTGAAGGAGCGTTTCTCCAAACGTGCTGCCCATCATATTGGTAATAATCAGTAGCGTTTGAAGTTTTAATGTATTTGTAATTCCCATCGTAATAATAATTACCACCAACACTAACATAACCTGTTAATGAGCTTATACCCCAAATACTTCCATCAGCCATTTGTAAAGGCTTTGAATTATTACCCCACGCACTTGGTGTTACTCCTAAACCTAAATTGCCTGAAGTATCAATATATAATTGTTTAGTTACCCCATTAGCTGATAACGATAAACCCATTCCTGCTTCGGCAGCAATATCTGCATAAACAGTTGTTCCAGCATAATTAGGATTTAATAATAAATATTTTCCACCCCTTCTAAAAAAGGCATAACCTGCTACATCAATATAAGTAGAAGCGTCTTGAATAATACTATTTCCTATTGTACTTGTACCTGTAAACTTAGGTAGGTAGTTAGTAGTACCTGTTCCTGTTACGGGGTTTGTTAAAGCACTTTGCTTATTGTTAAACGTAGTCCAATCGGTAGAAGATAGTAAACCATTTTGTGAACCACTTGCAGTTGCAATAGCTAAAGTAATCGTTCCGCTTGTAGTTACGGGACTTGAGCCAATAGTTACTCCGCTTGTTGCAGAAGATAAACCTACGCTCGTTACAGTTCCAACACTCCAAGACCTGTTCGCACTTAAATCGTAAGCCGTTCCGTTAATAGTTAAAGTTCTGCTTGTTGGAACATATCCGCTTAAATCTGGTGCGTATTGCGGTACGTTTAAAACACCCGTTGTGCTATTGTAAGTAGCTGCTCCGCTTGTACCTGTTGTGGTTAAGCTAATAGCTGCCCTTGCCAAAGCATCGGTATACTGCGTAATAGTAGAAGCAATTACTCCCGTTGTATTGTTATAGCTTATCCCTGCACCTGCACTTAATGAAGCTAAAGTAATAAACGCTGCTCCGTTAGTTAATTGGTTTGTATTTGTAGGGATAGTAATAACACCCGTTGTAGAATTGTACGCTCCGCTACCTGCCGTAAAGCTTAACGCTGCACGACTACGAGCATCGGTGTAATATAAGTTACTACCTTCTGCTATGTTTGAAGTTGTACCTGCTACCTTAGTCCATAAACTTGTTGCGGTCTTGTATTGTAAAATATCGTTGTTGTCAGGACTTTGAGCCGATACGTTATGAAGCTCATCCATTTCGTAGCCGTTTTGTATCTTAATTTCTACAATACCTTGTGTTGGGTGCGCTCTTACAACAATACCAACATACACTAAGTGATTAGGTGCATAAGGTTTTGTGCTTGTCCAAGTACCTGCCGTTGTAGGACTTAAATAAAGTTGAGTACCCTCAGTATAGGCTTGAGTATCTAAATCGCTTATGCGACCTGCAACTACTACATAGCCGTTGTTATTATTTGTAATATCGTTTCTTACTATTCCGTAAGTTTGAGCCGATGTGCTATCGCCCGTTGCTAAAGCTTTAGTAACACTTGGTAAGTTACCTTGACCGCCATTGATATAAACAACTGTACCCTTTGTTAAAGTTGCACCCGTCTTGTTATAAACTTCAGTAATTAAATTTTGTGCTTCATTAATTACTCCCGGAAACGTAACTAAGTTACCTGCTCCGTTGATGTACTGAGTACTATTACCGCCAAAAGCAAAAGCTAAAGTTCCGCTTGTTGTTACCGGACTTCCTGTTATGCCAATCGCATCACCGGTAATAGATGCCGCTACGCTTGTAACAGTACCCACCGCACCGCTTGAACGCTGCCAAATAGTACCGCTATAAACTACATAATCGCCCACCGCAAAAGTAATCGGACCTGCGCCAAAGTTCACTGTACCTGCTGCATTACATAAATAAACATCACCCGTATCTCCCGTACCATTCGCTAAAGTTGGTGTGTTAGTTGCTGCACTCCAAGTTCCCTTGTATTCCATAATAGAACTCGGTAGCTGACTAATAGGAACTTTCCCGCTACTATCCAAAGAAGCATAACCATTACTTACACCCTTTTCACTTCTAAGCTGATAGGTATCTAATAACGCTTGTGAAGGGAAAACTTCAACATAAGCACTACCGCTCCACAAGTAAAGTTTTTGTGTGTCTTTAGCACAGAATATAACATCAGTAGTTCCTGGTGTTGGGAACGCTGCATAGTTAGTATAAAACGAAACTGCACCGCTAAAAATAGCCCCTAATTGCGCAAGTGTAATTTTCTTACTTACTCCCGTTGTCGGATTGCCTATAATAGTTAAATCGGTACTCGCAGGTGCTAACTCGGTAGCTAATTGGTTAATTTTTTTTCCTATCATCTTAGTAAGAATATATCGATGGTACTGCGCATCGGTCGTTTAAGTAAGGTAATTGCATTGTAATATCTATCTTAACTCCTGCAAGATAGTCGGGGTCGCTCTCAGTAAAGTATGTCAATGGAGCGGTGTCGCCAATATCCCAAATCGCTTTAGGGTAACGAAGCTGCGCTACAATATCTTGACCTACTAAAGTCATATCGCTAAGAACTTCGGTTTCGTTGGTTTCTTCCATTAACATTCTGTCCATAAAATAAAGACTAAAAGAATAGTCAATATTTTTAGCGTTAATAGTTGCACCCGTTAGCGTAAAGAACATAGCCGGATAAGTTACCTCTCCGTTACTTAGACGTTCCCATACATCGCCAAAGTAAACAAAGTTAATTTGTTCGTGGTCGTTTCCGAGTGTCGTTATTTGCTTTGTTATTTGATTTAAGCTGAGGCTCATTCTTAATTTTTTCTAAATAAACACGCAGTTTATTTTGGTTTTTAATCGTTGTTACTTTACTCATAATTAGCAATCACTACAACCTCTGTTCCCTTGATAAAGTTCCTCGAAGCTTTTACCTGCGCAGCAATCAAAATCACCAAGCCAAACGCTCGTTGTATAAGCATCGTTCTCAGGGTGTATTGCATCGATGCCACTTCCAGGGTTAAGGTACTCAGGGTAAGTTGTAGAATATTCTTTTAGGTATTTAATCATTCTTTGCTTGTAGAACTCAGCACGAGCCTTGTATCTATTAGCTACGTCTATCATATCTTGCATCGAAGGGTTCTCGGTATTCTCACCGCCCTTTCTTAACAAGCCTTTGTTGTAGAATTGGTACGACAAGCCCATAGGCAACTCACTAAGTACATAGTGTACTAAAGTATCTGCTATGTAATTATCTAATAAAAGAACTTCGTTAGCGTTTAAGTTGTTAGCCGTTATCCCTGCTTGTAAACGATTGTAAAGTGCGCTACCAAGTGCCGGTAAGATATACATATCCTGTGCGGTCTTAATCTCAGGAAGCACAAGCTTCTCGTCTACGTTAGCGTGTAAGCCAGAGCGGTCTTTAATATTCTGTACGCTTATAAATAATGTGTTTAAGCTCATCTTTATTTTCTTTTAACTATGTTTGAACGCCACTCGTGTCTGCAACTTGGACTATGTGTATTTGTACCCGGCTTAGTATACCAACCGCCTCGTCTATCCCATACAGAATAGCCAAGTCTTGCACTCATTGCTTCAATGTCACTACGAGTGTAAAACTTATTAGCAGTAACTAAGTATTTGCAAAAAGGTCTGCTTGTATCTAAATCTCCGTCATTAAAACCTGGTTTCCATTCGTATGTGTAACGAATTAATATCTGCGTAGTCTGTGGCTTCATTCCTTCAACTATCTGTCCAATAGGTGCAGTAAGTTGCCTTTCAATGATAATGTTTTGATCTATTCCTTTACCTTGCTTTACTTCACTTGTCTTAATAAACCCCTTTTCAATCAAAGCATCAATAACACGCTTAACCGCTCCAATATCTTCTTTTAAAGTGTCAGCAATTACTTCTGGAGTAATACGCTTATCTTTTACAATCAAGTCCAAAATATTAGATTGTAATTGAGTTACATCTGCAAACATTTCAAAGTCCGCATCATCGCTAAATCTTGTCTTGCTTTTAAGTACCTCGTAGTTATTTCTATCTTCTCCAAACTCAAAGAATACTTGAAAATCAGCTTCGCTAAATTCTAAATCTTCTGCACCTAACCAAGTAGAAACTTCTTCGTCACTTAAAGCATAACCGCCTTTTAACATTGAACTTGCTTGTTCTCTCGTTATCTTACCCTTGTTAAAGTCACGGATAATACGCTGCATATTTTGCCATTCACGACCTTTCAGACCTTTGATATGCTCATTAACGCTTAAAGGACTTGCTGCCATTGGCTGCTCAGTTGCAGCAGGAATGCCATACTGCGTTGGGTCAATACCAAGCTTTTCTAATATCCACTCTTTTGGTGCTACTTGTAAAATAACGTTTTCGCTAAACTCAATACCAATCGGGTCGGTAGGTTGTAGCATTAATTCCTCTGTAACTCCTGCATATTGTCCAAGCATATTAAATACACCTTCTAATTGCATTTGCTTGTAACGTACATAAGTGTTATTAAAAATCTCGTAGCTATCTCTTAATTGTTGTCTATTCCCTAATTGACCAGGAACGGCAATACCGAATAAGTCAGGACTTGTAATTTGGTGTCCGCTAAAAATGTTAGTTTGTATTAACTCGTCTACTCTACCAAAGTCCTCTTTAGTTAGATCACTTGCACCTAAATCATCAACAATAGGCTTTCTCGTTGCATCGTTTACAAAAGCAAGTAAATACTTTTTGCCGTCTGCACCCGTGTACATATTGTCGAACTGTCTGCTAACCGCACGTTTCTCGTCAGGGCTTGGCTCTCCGTTTGGTAAAGTAATAAGTTTACTTGCAGAAAACCCTGTTTGAGCATTACCCAAAACGTGCTTAGAAACTTCAACATCACTTTCAATGTAGTTTAAAGCACCGAAATAACCCGGTAAGCTATAAACATTCATTCCCGGTCTGTATTCTTTTACATATAGTATTTGAACACCGATAGGGTTTTTAGGGTTAAACGCTGCGTAAACTTCTGCTTTCTCTTGATTGCGTGTTGCCTTCCAATCTTCCTTATACCAAAACTGCGTGTTGTCTTTATTGGTTCTAATCTTTGTATAATCACAATGCCACAACTCAGCAATCTGCTCACCCATTACAGACCAAATAACCTGGATATAAGCACCGCCAAATAATTCAATATCTAAAGCAACCTTTTTTGTTAGGTCGTTTAAAGTTTCCTCTCTATTAACTTGCTTAACAATAGGCTCCTCTCCTGCCCAACCATTGCCAACAATGTAATTCACTTTGCCTCTTACGATAGCATTGTGCTTTGCTGACTTGTTAAAAAGGTCTAATAGGTATTGCGGATAGTCATTGTTTTGACCATATTGCATATAACCTTCGCCTTTTTTCTCTTTATATTCCGGTTGCTTTGCTTCCGCAAATGTCAATACTTGTATTTCCATTATTGTCTAATTGTGAATGTGCTTGTTGTTTCGTATTCTGTGAATGATATGCCTGTGCCAGATAGCTCCATAATGCCCGTTTCAAGCAGGTTTAAGCCCGTCGGATTGGTATTTGAAGGACTTGCTTGTTCGTAAACTGAGTAAGTATATTGCCCGTTTAAACTCGTATTAAAGTAGCTATTAACTACAATACTAAACTCGTTGTAACGTTCTTTGTATGCGCTTATATCCGTATTGTTTAGCTTGACAAACTTAACATCGGTATTTGTTGATCTATTCTCGAAAACAAATAAATAGTTTGGACTTGTAAGCAACTGCTTTTCGGTAAGTGTCAAAATGATATTTTGGGTTTGCCCTTTCGTTAATTGTATCATCAACTATAAATATACTAAGAGCCAAAACTTTGCAAAATAAAAAACCCCCGCCAAATTAATGACGAGGGCATCTATATACAAAACCAAAACAACCTAAGAACCTGCGGTAGTTAATTGACCTGCAACAGTAGAGTTTACTTCTGGAGCAAGGGCAGCTTCCGCACCCGTAAAGGTTAAAGTGTAACCACTTCTATCACCTTCAGCCGTACCTGTACCTGAGTTACCTGCGGTAAGGTCTAAGCCTCTTGTTTTACCTAAGTACCAATATTTGCCATTGTTATCTTTGGCAACTGCTACTAAAGTGTTTTGAGCTAACAACAAGATTTCGTTTCTTGTATTAGCTTGTAATTTGTTTAATACGATAGTTAATTCTGGAGCATAGAAGATAGTTCCGTTTTGTACGTTTGCGTTCACGTTCTCAACTAATTGAGAAGTGCCTTTTACAAGTTCGTACTTATAGAACTTCTTACCTGAAGCCTTAACAAGAGCGGTAATAACACCACTTGCTTCGGTTGTAGAGGTAACGTCTGCTGCTGCTGCAAAATAAACTTCGGTTATACCGCCTAAACTGTCTTTGCAGTCAAGAGTATAATTTTGAGTTAAAGCACAAGCCATTTGTTAAATATTGTTAGTTTGAAAAAATGGGTGAGTATATTTCAACTCACCCTATAAATTATGCAAGGATAAACTTCACTACTTCGTCAGGGAAGGCGATGTTTACACCCATTTTGAACTCAGATACGAAACGTACTTGGTCAGCTTCTTTAGCATAGAAAATCTCAAACTTTTCTTCTTCGTTTAACAAGTCAGTTCCTAAGAACATATTGCTTAAACGCATAGCGTAAACTTTGTTTGTTCCGTTAAGACCTGCAACTGCAATTACTTTGATTGTAGTACCTGGTAATACGAATTCGCTATCAGCTTTAACATCAATTTGGTAATTGAAAGAACCAGAGTTCTTAAGAGCGATAGTGTAAGTACGGAATAAATCTTGACCACAGAAGATAGTCATATCGTCAGCAGCTACAACTTTAGCAGGAATAGCTTGGTAAACACCATCAAAAATGCTGATAACGTTAGCAGCAGTGATAGAGCTTAAAGGCGCACCACTAATGTAAGTAGAAGCGTTAGCAGCAACAACACCTGAAGCAGCACCGATTAACTTAACAAGACCATCGAACTTGTTTAAATTTACGTTTACGCTATCAGTATCGCCAGTCCATAACGCAGTTTCTAATTGAGCAGCGATTGTCTTAGCTTTCTTTTCAGAATACTCTTGCTCAAAAGGAATACTGTCATACATAGAACCAGTAGGTAAAGCTTTTTGTAAATACTTTGCTTCAAGGTCTTTAGGACATAAAGCTTCGTTTACTTTAATTTTACCAGGAGTTACAGTACGTTGAGTAAAGGTAGTAGAACCAGAAGCATTAAAGCCACAAGACGCACCAGATTGGAAGATAGCGTCAGTTTCCATAATGTTGATTTTTTCGCTTGACTTTACGCCAACCATAACGTTACCTGCGCTCTTAATAAGAGAAGCAGTTTTTGCACCCAATACAGATGAAGTTACAAGTAGAGCTTCGTTTTCTTTTGTATAGTTTGCTAATGCAGATACATCAAATCCCATTTTATTTTATTT